GACATACTGTAATGAATTGGCAACAGCATCGGGCAGAGATAAGGGCGATGTTCCACGCACAATTTCTTCTATTGCACCACCACTTACTTGATTGACTAATTGAGCAGTATGAGTTTTACCGCTATCTGTAAATGTGCAAGTGCTTGATACACCATCATAGGTTGGGGTTTGATTTATTAAAACACATCTTAAAGCACGAACAGTTTTACCATTTACAACGACAGTTTCATATAAACTTGGCACATCGTCAGGTGTTCCTGATTCACTTGGGGCTACTACATTTAATGTTCTGTGTCCATCAACAGTAGAATATAAACAAGGCACATCGTCATAAACAACCGTTCCACTAACCGCAATACAAAGCATAACCCTTTGACTTTTGCCATTTATTGTAACTGTTGCATATTTAGAAGTGGGTTCATCGTCATAGGTAACTGCACCTGTATAAAACTTAACTACACTAGCGACTTGTGTATTAGATGCCACCCCTGTAATTGTTGCTACATCTGATGAGATTTCATATTCAACTGCCATATCTTTATACCCCTTACTTTACATTATCATTTTTACTGTTCTTTTTCAATCTCTTTTTTGATGATGTTTTAGGCTTTGCTTTCACACCATACTTGATTGACAATTCGTTTTGAACATCACGATGTATCTTTGTGACTGCCGCATCTTTTTCTTCTTTGCTCATAGTTTTGTATTTAGGACTACGCATTAACTTTTGTGCTTCTGCCATATACATCCGTTCCATATCTTGTTCTGCTTTCTTAAACTCTTCATCAGAAAGTTCATGATAAAGTTTTGTGCCTGTGCCGATTTGAGCCAACGGGCTTGCTTTACCCCATTTTTCTAATATTTCCGCTTTGGTTGCCCTGTCGCTATAAGTCACAGCACCAATACCGATAACATCTGCAACAATGGCAGCACTTGCTTCTAATGTTGAAATATCTTCATCTCTATCGCCACCAAAGGATTCAATCATAGAATCAACATAAATAGGCAAGAATATACCACGCAGAAAAGCGTTTAATGTTTCTGGTTGGTTCATTATATCTTTTGGTAAATAAGTATCATCAAACGCCGCCCTACCGTGTTCATAAAAACCGTTTAATATTGAAATAATAGGTGCTTGACGGTTTTTTAAGAATCTTGCAACCGGGTCCCACGAATCTTTACCATATTTAGGATTCCACATTTGTTTTGCTGTTTTGGCTACTGTCGTTATAATCGGCGCAATACCAGCGGTCAAATCAAATCTCGTTTTACCAAATACCACTTTACCAAAATCGCCAGTCAAATCCCAACTATCCAAAGCCCTTTCCCAATAATCTTTTTCATCATCATCGCTTAATGCTGCACTCAATAAACCAGCAAAGAACGGCATAGCAATAACCAAACCTAATGCAGACCTACCCTTATCAACATTTGGTTTATTAAGATAAAATGTGTCTAAACTTTGTATTCCTTGTTTTCCACTAACTTTTTTGGCTATATCAGCAATCGTTGCAGGGATGTATCTTATATTTTTAACTGTTGTAATACGACTTGCCGTCCAGCGCATAGCCATTACATAGAAAGATATTTTATCAACCAATGCTTTATCGCCTTTCAAACCGTTCCAACGCCCGGTTTGTTCCATAATTAAATCGCCAACGCCATTTTCTTTTAATAATTTAATATCTGCTGTGGTTTTGGCATCATATAAATCTATCATAGCATTAGCATACATAAAACGAGCAGTATTAACAGCCATATTAAAACCACTTTCAGACGCAGCATACAAACGCAGAACTGGTCTGGCGGCAGTTGCTAATACTTTTTTTGTTTTATTTTCGCCAGTTCTTGAATATTCTTCTGATTTTTCTGTTAATTGTGTAATATATGAATTTAAAAACTGTTCTTCTGTAATACCTATATTAACGCCTAATTGCTTTAACCTGCCACTAATTACATTTGGGTGGGCATATATTTCAGCCCAAGCATAATCTTGCTTTGTATAACCATTTTTATCTTTTTCTGTGCCATACCACAAATCGCCAAATGTTCTACTTGTTCCTTTCCACCACGCCTTAAAACCAATTCCGGGCCTTACAAAGAACATATTTGAAATATTACGCCCAAAAGATAAGTCGGCAGATAAAACCGCAGAACGAGTTGAACCAAGTATCTTTTGTCCAACCGCTTTCCAACCTTTTGACAATAAATCTTGTGATATATCAGCATAAGTTTGTTGATATTTTCTTATTGCCAGCCCCAAAGTAAGATATTTTTGATATAATTTATCGTTTTCGTGGATTTTTTGCACATCTGATTCTTTGTAAATATCTTTATATGATTTTACATTGAACAACGGATTGCCATTTTCGTCTTTTGCTTCGGCTATTGCTGTATTCAAATCTTCCAATGCCGCATCCACAGAGTTTTGTGCAGCAACAAGCGATTCGGATTGTTCTTGATTTAACGCCATTTTCATATCTTGTTGAACAAGTTTTTCAAGATACATACTTTCGTATTCTGGTGACATACGACCCTGTAATCTACGAATACGATTCATTACAATATCGTCAATAATGTTCTTTTTAATATTTTCTTTTGCCAATTCTCTTTCGGCTTGTTTCTGTAATGCTGGCGTAATAATGTTTTCATAGACAGTATCTTGAAAAAATTTAACATTTTCTTCGGTTCCTAAAACATTAAGCAAAATATTGTGTCTTTTTGCTGGGTCTATGTTTTCATCCAAAAAAAATTTTTGTAATGAAATGCCCTGATTCTTTAATTCTGTCTGCAATTCATCAAGAGTGGAAGGCAAAAAACATTTTTCTTTCATTATTTACACTCCATTTGTTCTTTGATTGTATCCCAAAACTTTTTATCACTCATAACTTTATGCGATTTTACTACTTTATCAACTGTTTTTTGCACTCTGGCGGACTTGTTTTTGACTTCTTTTTTGATTTTTCTAGTCGCTTCCGCTTCAATTTGTGCGGCATCTCTTATAGCATCTATCAAACTATCATCAGCCAGCGCACGCAATTCTTGACCTGCCCTAGTAGCAACATCAGAATACGCATTTATAAGCCGTCTTAATTGTGTTTTTCTAACTTCTGGGTCTTGTATCTTTGCAATCTTGCGTTTTAATGCTTCTGCAATTTCAGACCGTAAAAAGCCACGAGTATCTGCTTTGTTATTTTCTAACATTTCCCAAGCATTATTTTCTTCGTTTTCAACCAATGTATCTGCCGCCGTCTTTGCCGCTTTAATATCTCTAACATTGTGCAAAAGCGGTGCAACACCTTCGGTTTTCGTCTGTTTAGCCACACGAGCAGCATAAGCACTCTTTACAGTTTCAGGTTTTTCAAATGAATTTAACTCTTTGCCAACTTCAAATTCGGTTTTTTGTTCCGGTGTTGCTTGTTTTGGTATAGAATCAAGTTTTTTATTTATCTCGTCTATCTTTTCGTTTATGGTTTCCACATCTTGTTTTGTTAATAAATTATTGTCTACTGGCAAAGCAGGCGTTTCTATACCCATCGCTTGATTTATTGCGTTTTCTTGCGCATTTAAGAAATTTAACTCTAATTGCACAGGCGTTGGGGTCGTTTTTGGTTGTTCTGCTGGTTTTTCTTCTGTTGTTGTCTGTTCAGGGGCAATTTCTTTTGTCTGTGTTTCTGTTTGTGCTTGTTGTGATTCCAACTCTGCCCGTCTATCTGCAATATTTTGTTTTTCTTCTTCAATAATATTATCTTCAAGTGCCTGAACGCCTGTCTTTTGGCGCAAATATTCTATTAGATTTTCTGTCGTCTTTGACTGTTCAAAGAAATCATTTTTAGACAATTCTTCGTCTTTCTTAACCTGTTCTTTGATAACATCTCGTCTAATTCTAGCAAGTGTTTTATCTGCCTGTTCTGCTGTCTGCCCATCACGCATTAACTGTTCTTTGGAAAACTGCATAACACGACTATTTGGCGACATATCTTGTAATGCAACACTATTTCTTAATAAAGCAGCGTTTGTGTCTTCAAGGTATCGCCACGCTAATTTACTTGCATCGGCTTTTGTTAGACCAAAATTATCAACCAACATTTCTTTCATACGGTTATGGTTATTCACATAACCAACGCCACCAACAACAGCCCCACCAATACCACCTAACAAACCGGCTTTACCAATAGACAATAAATCTTGCCACCAAGTTTGTTTATCTGTATCTGTGCCATAAATAGTATTTTGCGCCCTACGGCTTGCTCTTTCTGTTAGAGTTTGGAACGCTTCTTCGCCTAATTCTGATACAATTTGCTCTTTTACAAATTTTTTACCAGTAAATTCGCCTAAATGGTCTAAAAAGTTTGCTTCCGCACCCTTAGCACCAATCAACCCTGCTAATATACCATAACTAGTTGCAAAACCAAGTCCTTCGCCTTTGTATTTTTCCAAACCACCTTCACGCTGTCTTTGTGATTCAATATCTTTTGCTAAATATTCGCCACCTTCTGCTAATCCTTCAACAACGCCACCCGCTGTTTTTGCAGCAACGCCTGCACCTTTTAATGCGCTTGCACCCAATAAAATAGACCCCATTTGCCCAAAAACATCTGCAATTTCATTACTAAAAGCATCAGATTCTACGCCTAATCTAAAATCACGCAGGGCTTTATCAAAATCTTGACTTGACCTAACATCATCTAATTTTTCCAACAATTCAGCATTTTTTTGTTCACTAATGCCAAAAGTTTTTGCGCTTGCAGATAAAAACCGTAATACATCTGTTGGCATATTTTCAATAGCCCTAGCAAATGAATCTTTGGTTGTATAAAAAAACTCTCCAATTTTATTCATACCTTCGCCTGAGCCGTCATAAAAAACTGCTTTACTGGCTAATTCTGGTAATGTTTGTTCTTTAATATCTTTACTCCACTCCGGCAACTCTTTTCTTTGTGGTATAACATCATCTAGTAGCATTTCACGAAACTGCCCTTTGCCATTACCACGCAACCACTCAATCGGCGTTTTTACTTCTGGTAATTCAGACAATCCTGAATATTCTGATTCTAATGTTTTATCTGTCAAATCAAATGTTTGTTCGGACATTACAACCGCCTTTTTGCTTTGATAGTTCCAGTTGGGTCAATACCTAAATATTCAAAAGAATATCCATTATACATAAATTCAACAGGACTACCGCCGGTTTTATCTTGTTTCATAAACTTTGAAACAACTTCTGGCGATAATTTACCTTCGTAATTTATTTTAGCAACATTATAAGGTAAAGCAAAGATTTTTTCGTTTGCATCGTCAAATTTTCCTATTGAAATATCATTTAACACGCCAGCATAAGTATCTTTTACAAGATTATATTTTGCTTTGTTTTTTTCCGATGCGGCAGCATAATTGAAATCAACAACTTTTTTTGTCTTAAAATCAACCATAACACCGCTAGCAACTGGGGTTGTGTCCATAGGTTTTTGAAATTCTTTATCTGTTTCAGGAACATCAGGACTGAATAACTCTGCATAGTGGTCTAATATGTTTGCTTTTGCCAAAGCCATTGTGTGTTGTGTTTGTGCTTTATATTCAGGGTCTGCCATTGTGTTATAGATAATGTTATTACCCAGTTCATACTGTTCTTGTGTCACAGGGCTGTTATGCAATTCTGTGCTTGTTTTTAATGCTTTTTCAACCTGTTTTATTTCTGGTTCGTTTGTTGGTTGCACTAAATTGTTTATAAGTTCAACAGCCCCAACCGTTCCTACTAATGTAGGTTGTGTGTTTTTAATAACATCTTGGTCTGCTTTGATATAATCTTTATAAACTTTGTGCATTTCTGAATCAACATTATTTGGTTGTTGTATCCGTAAAGACATACGAGCATCATTAGATACGGTTTTGTCAGGACTTAATGCCATTGTATAAATATCAACAGCCGCTTTTTCTTGCGCTTGTTTTTCTGCCAACTGGTTTAATTCATATTGTTTTTGGACTTGTGGCATTATAGATTTACGCAAATCATCATAAATTGCATTAACAGATTCTTCGCTATAATCTTTCTTTTGGCTTTCTTTTAACTGTTTTTCCAGTTTATCTTTGGTTTTTTCTAATTTACGCTTTTCTTTTTTATCTTTTTCGCCAGCAATAGCCGCATTTGTCAGTATTAACTGTTCGTTCAAATCTTTCTGTTCGTTTTTGGATGCTATATTATTTGCCGTTTCAATCATTTCATCTGGCACAATTTCCTTAAACAATTCAGGATTTTCCAATAATGCTTTGGCTAATTTAGGATTTGATTCAGACAAACCATTAACAAAACTAACAACAGATTTTTTATCTGCTTCTAACAAAGCCTTATCTGCATTATCTGGCAACATTGAATCGCTTGAATAATCAGCAAGTTGTTCTCTTTTTTCGCTGTGCGATTCCTTAAAACCTTGAATATCGCCATTTGCCCCATACACCGCAGCGGTTTGATTCATAGATTCGGCAATTTGTCTAGCAGAATCTTCGCCCTGTTTGATTTTCTGTTGATATGCCCACTTAACATCGTTTCCTATCAACTGATTTACTGTGTTCTGGGTCTTTGTGGTAAATTCGCCCCTGCCGACTTCCCCTAATCCTTGTGAATATTTTTGATACAAACGAGCATAGTAATCACGCATCGCTTTTTCGTGGTCTGGTGTTCCGATATAGTTAGGGTTGTTTTGTCTTTGTTCTAAATTCCAGCGCAACAAATCGTTTTCTAATCTACCTGCCATATCTGCTGCGACAAGTTTATCAGATGCATCAAATGCTTTTTGTTGTTGTGATTTTATATTTTGTTGCTCGTTTTCAATATTACTTTCTATATTGGCTTGATATTGTTTTTCTTTAATTCTGCGTTGTTCTACCGCAGATACAGTTTTACCAGCAGTTTCAACCGCAGAGCCAACACTACGAACCATATTATCCATAGCACGCTTCATTTTACTATAATCTGCTTTTTCTACTTGTGCAGTTTTACTACGAAGAATATCAACCATTTTTACCCCCTATAATGCCATAGCCGCCATAGAAGCAGCACCACCACCCATTTGAAATATTGAACTTGCTATATTTAATCTGTTTGCTTTCTTTGCTTTTTTCAAATTCTTTTCTTGTTGGACATAATTCCACTCCATCATACCCAAATCTTCTTCCATAGCCCTTTGATTGTTTTGTATGACATCCATAGCCGTTCCAGACTTAAAGTCTAACCCTGATGAATAAAAACTCATTTTATTGCTTGCCAAAGTATCAGCCATTAGTTGCTTATATTTATCTACATTATACTGTCTTTCAAATCTCAAAGCACCGATATTAGCGTTTATTTGGTCTTTTTGAACAATCGCAGAACCTAAACCTGCACCACTTTGTATGATTTGACCCGCCGAAGTAAACGCCTGTCCATAATCAAAACTAGACGATGGTGTTGCTCGTGTATATGAAGATTCAGGATTCCCATACATACCACCTGAACGAACCGCCATTTCATCACCCATCATCTTAATCACCCCCCAAATTGCTATAATTTATATACATATCTATTGCTATTACTGTGAAAGGCACACCTTTATTTGACCGTAAAATCAAGTTTTTAGTTGTTTCAGGCGTATCACTCAATACCAATCTATATGTATCGTTCATTGTGATTCTTGTTAAATCATAATAACTTGAATCGTCAATTTTTTCAATATTTTGTGTATCTTCAAAATTCGTTCCCACTTCCAAATGTGTGCTATTTATAACAGATAAATCCACTTGTGCTATATTTTTCAAACTTTCATACGGCGCTTGTAATTTAATTATAGCAACAGATTCATAAGGCACACCATAGATAATCTTATGACAAGGCGCAGGTAAGGTTATATTACCGTTTTCATCTGGTTTTGTAGCATTAAAATAACGACCTTCGCTAACAACACCAATATTTGCTACTTGTGGTAGATTTGGTGCGAATTGCGTAAATTCAGGATAAATCTTCGTAAATATTGTTGAATTACCACGTTGTGCTTGTATTTCTATTGTTGTTCTATTATATGGCGAACTAGACATAGAAATTGTGCCATCAATAGACATAACAAATAATTTGTTATTCCCATACATCATATCGCTGACAGCCGATGTATAGATATTATTTATTATATTAGTCCATACCACACCATCATCAGATACCGATAATTTATTTGTGTCTAATGCTATAAATTTTGAGCCATCATAAGTTAATTTAACAAAATTGATAGCACCTGCAAGTAATCTTTGTTCTGGATTAGACCAAGTAATTCCATCTGTTGATTCAGAAATATAACCATAACTGTCTAATGCTATAAATTTTGAACCATTATACGATATAGATGTTGAAAGATTGCTTGGGGATACGGTAATTAGTTGAGATGCACTAGACCAATTTATACCATCGTTTGAACTAGACACATTACCATTATAACTTACAGCGACAAATTCTGAACCTGTATAAACTAAATCACGCCATCCATTAGCACCTAAATTAGCATCTTGAACAGGAGTAGTCCAACTAATACCATCATTAGACGTTGATATATAACCGCTAGACCCTAATAATACAAACTTTGTTCCATCCCAAACAACCGCCTGCCACGCACGTGCGCCTAATCCAGCATTTTCAGCATCAGACCAATGGATGCCATCAGATGATGTTGAGATATACCCCCTGTTACTTATAGCGACAAATATAGAACCATTATATCCCAACACAGAAAATACATCAGGTGATACTGGTAACGTTGGCAAAACATTATTATAATGCGCCCAAGAAGCATTTTGTATTATTCCTATTACAAAATCTTTTTCGTTATCATTGGCTAACATAATACTTTTACCAGTATAGCCACTTAAATCAACGTTGGAATCAATGTGTGTTTCGTTTGCTATTTTTGTTTCTGCCACAAAACTTTCATCGTAAGTTTGGTAACAATCTAATGCGATATTATTCTCTAAATTATCATAAGTAGCCCACTTTTTTTCTTCACTTGTTAATCTTGGGGTGCTTGTATCAATATAACTACCACAATCTAACTTTTCTTCCAAATACCAGTTTCCATCTCTAAACACAACCATTAACAGTTTATAATCTCTGCCTACTTTAATTGGAACTATATCATATACAGTGCCATTGAAATCCATTGGGAAAAAGCCTTGATATGCACCTTTTTCATACAGTAATGCAAACATTTTACCCGATTCGGTCAATCCATAAACCAATTTAGATTCGTTATTTACATAGTGTAATTCTGTGATTTTTTCTTGTGTTATATCTTTTGCATAGATAGCCAAATCGCTAACTTGGAAACGATTAACCAATAAATCAAAGTCCACACCGTATAACTTTGTGCCATCACTAGATGAATACAACATAATATCATCTTTGAAAGCAGGCGTTGCATCGCCCGCAGGCATACGGTTCTTTAACTTAAATTCAATATTTTCATTTGTAGCCAATAAACCTGTTGAACCGCCGTCAATATTACTGATACCGTCATTAGAGAAACAATACATTACAGATTGACCGCCTGTAAGATTTCTAATTCTGGTTGATAATTGATTACAACGTAAATCTAAACTATCATCTTTTTGCACAGGTGAACTTGGTGTAAACGTGTCATAATCGTCAAATTTACTTGCTATAACTGTTGTTGGGAAGTTTTCAAATCCACCGAACCACAATCTATTTTGGAATAAAGACACCGCAGCAGGATAACCTTTTGAACTCCATAATGTATTTGTATTTGTTGGTGTGAAACTGCCCCAAGTCAATTCCCCTGTATTATTTGATAATTTATACGGTATTACGCCTTCACAAGCAATAAACATAGTGTTTTTATTTGTGAAAACATCTTGTGTATACTTGACTTTCTTTAATTGTTCTTCTACATAAGGACTTGTTTGTTGAAAATCTGTAACTGTAGCAGGATTTACAAAGGAAACGTTTTGAACAACAACGTGGTCATCTTTATTAAGACTACCTGTTGAAAAAAACACTCTCCAATATTGATGTGCGCCTGAATAGTTCATTTGTGTTGCAGTTCCGCTATTCTGTGTAAAGCAAGTATAACCTATACCAGAGATATCTACACAACCACTTGGAATTTTTTCATCAATAACATAATCTGTTTGAACACCAGTCCAGTTTGTGCCATCATCAGAGTATTGAATAACTGGATTTGACCAATTGTGATACTGATAATACAAACCACTCATAGTCCAGAATTTTAATTTAATACTACGCATACATACTGGGATTGAAGAATTATAGAAAGTTATGCTTTGTGGCGCACTTTTGGCAGGATAACCTTCATTAAACCCAGTCCTATTCATTAAATACCCTGGGTAACTATTACCAAACAACGAACTAGATACTGTCCAATCACCATTGGTAATACTCAATGCTCCACTAGTTCCATTACCCCAAGTATTACCAGCAGGAAAGGCAACCGCAGATTGTGGTGTAAGTGATTGTAATATTTGTAATTCGCCATCAACATATTTATAACCAGTTACGTGTTCGTCATCTATCGCTAATACAACATCGTTTTCATCGTTCATACGAAAAGGAACTAAAACTGTTGCTTTTGGCAAAGTTAGCAAATGTTTTGTCCCCAATCTCTTTCTTAATTCGCCCCTATCACTAGATACAACATTTTTAGCATAGGACAACCCAGTAGCAACAATTCCGCCACCAGATACAGATTCTTGATTCTGGGCGGTTCTATCATACTGTCCATTTACAAAACTTTTCTGTGATAATTTATGTAACGGCATTTTAGTATCTCCAAGGGAAGTTAAATACTCTCTTTGTTAATGCGTGATGTTTCTTTTTAATCTTTGTATCTCGTGCATTAAGTGCATTAAATTCTGCTAACTGTAAAGCAAACTCATTATCACACACTTGTTTTGCACCAGAATCTTTTGTTAGATATGTGACGGTTTTTTTAGCCAATGCAGCCGCCATAAGTTCGTCAAACTCATCAGTCCAAGTTAAAGTATCTACAACGTCTCTAACATAGTTTATAGTGATAAATCTGCCTGTGCTGGCTAAAACATCTATTCTATTACCATATTCTGTAAATTCTGTGTGTCCATCTACTTTTTGAACATACAGACAATCTTGTGGTTTTAAGAATTGCACATCAGAGTTAGGGTCAGATGGGTCAACTGGTGTTGCTAATATCGTATAATGTTCCACACAAGCAAATCTAGGTCTAACTCTTTTAATCATTTTCCGCCTAGTTTGATTATAGAAAGCGTGAAAAACCTTATCGGATTGCGAAGTAGGATTTGAATCTATGTTCGTGCAATCTGTCCGTAATCCCATAATTCTTAAAGCATCATTACATAATTCTACTGGCGTTTTCATTTTCCTTACCCTTTAAGTTCTGGGGAACTGGCAACCCCGTCAGTCCCCCAAACCGTTTTCGATATTAAGATTCGATAGTTGTGCTTAAAATCTGGACACGTGCGCCTTCTGTACGGCAAGCACCTGCTTCGATTTTGAAACGCAACATTTGAGAGTTCAAATACGTTTCCATTGTTGGGAAGTGTTCGACTTCTTTAATATCAATCTTTGCGACCAACGCACCCGGTGCAACGACCAAGCAGGTACGAACGCCAGTGCTTTCAGTCAAGATTGGGTTAGAAACAGTGTGGTCTGCATCAGAACCCGGTACAACGAATACATTGTAAGAATCAAACAATTTTTGGCATTTCACTTTGTTCGAATCAGAATATGTTGTGTACAAACGATTGAACAATTTATCCAACGCCAAGAACGCTTTTTCTTCCGAACCTGTGACAAACACAGCAGAGTTTTGCCATTCTTCATCGTCAACCAAGCCAGAGTTTTGGAAGTTTTGTGCGATTTTACGCAACAAGGCTTCTGTAATACCACCGGTAGCATCGATAGTCACACCACCATCAGCAGCGAACGCAACTGTCGTTTTGGTTTGTTCAGGCGCACCACTTGAAATAGAAGCAGTAGCAGCAACTGCACAAACACGGTCAATTTGACGGTTACCAGCAGCCACAGCGTTCAACATCAAAGAAGATGTTGGGTCAGCGATTGCTTTTTGAACATCGATTTCTTTGTCCATCAACAATTCAGCATAGTACCAAGTTGTGTACCATTGGCGGTTGTCAGTTGTCCAAGCAGTTTTTGTACCTGCACCGGATGTAGCATTTTTAGATGCAATAGCGGTCATTTCAAATGGTTTGATACGACCCAAGTTGTGAATAGCACCATCAGCACTGTCATATTCAATAACACCTGCTTTTTGGAATTTAGATTGTTTTTGTTGTGCTGTTTTGAAGTAAGTATTGCGGAAAACTTCTAACAACACTGGTTCTGTCGATAACATAATTTTTCTCCTATAAGTTATCTGTTCTTGTTCTTTTTAGTTCTTCGCAAGTCAGGTTTTTCCGATAAAAAACTTTTGCTGGTTTTTTTATTTATAGAAGAAAAGCGTTAAAAACTTCTGTTGTTGATAGAAGTTTCTTGTCGCCAAGAGTCCGCTTCTGATTTACTTAAATAATAACATAGTCTAAAATAAAAAACAAGGGCTTTTTACACCCTTGTTCCCACACAAACAACAAAGGATTCTATTTCAACACCAATTTAGGCAGTTTTTTATAATCTACTGTTGATTCTATGATGCTGATAAACTCTTTTTTAGCAAATTCATCGTGCAAAGATTCATCTGTTTTAATCTTATAGTTCATATAAAATTTCTTTTGCAGAGAACGCAACGATGGATTTGTATAGTGGCAACCAGATAAACCATAGTAATCTTGTGCCAAAATCAACTGTTCTTTTGACAGAGAGAACACATCTTTACCGATAAAGTCCAGTGTAATCTCTGTTTCGTCAATTTCATCGATAGCACGAGTTAATACACCGTCATACAATTTACCCTGTTTTACCAATTCCATTTCCACAAAGTTTTGAATATGGTATTGCATTTCGTTTTCTGGGCATTGTGGGATAGTAACCGTAACATTGTAAGATTCCATTGTATCACTCTTACGAACACTACCTGATACAGCAATTTTATATGCAGCAATCTTACCGTTTTTTGCTTTTGCTACTGGTTCTGATTTTTTATGTAATTCAGCATCTACACGAGCAGAATAATCATCTGCTGGCACAGATACATTTTCACGTTCTACAACACCGTGAATTTCTGGTTTATCTGATAAACCGAATTGTTCTTTTGCATTTGACATAGTTTTACTCCTTGTTCCAAGATTCTACTGTTTTGTTATATCTTTCTGTGGCTTTTTCTTGTAATGTTGCACACATATCAACCGCACCCTGTGGGCTTGCTAACTTTTCTGCCGTCTTTTGTGCAAATTCAAGTGCTTTCTGTGCGATTTGGCGTTTTATTTCCAATGTATCTTGAATCACTGGCAACGCATCCATAACAGATTGTTTATCCCACTCTGCCATTTTATGTTCGCTATCTTTATAATATTCTGCTACTTGCTTATCTATTTCAACCAGCGCAGGCACAATATTATCGTCTTGGAACATATAGTAATCGCCAACTTCTTCACGCTTTACGGCCCAAGTAAATTTCATACCTTTCATATCTGGACATTGTGTTTCAGTAGCAATACGAGTTTGACACAGATACACAGCCTGATTTGATATAGTCAATTTGGCAGCGAAAGCCTTATTTTCCATAACGAACCCGACAATCTGCCCATCCATTACATATTTTTTGTTCTCATCCTGTTTGAACAGGTCTGCTTCTGTTAAAAATTTAGTCATTATTTCCACCCATATTTCTTAAAGATTGCATCTTTTAATTCTTGTTTGTTAGGCACATTACCGATAGCCATAAGTTCGTCTTGCATCTTGCTTAAAACATCCTTATCCATAGTGCCATCTTGTCTGTATAATGTATTTCCACCTGTATTTGCGTTTGTTGCTGGTGGCGTTGGTGTTTCTTTTACCGCAAACAAATCTGCAATATCGCCAAATACAGAATACATATTTACAAGTTGTTCGTTCTTGGTCGCATTTAGTTTATCTAACGCTTCCTGTGGCAATTTAGACAGCATAACATCGATTTTATTTAATCTATCTTCCTTGCCTTTGAACGCTTCTGCTTTCATTTGGTTAAAAGCATTTTCATCAAGGTCTTTTTCCTTTAATGCTTCTATAAAATCTAATATAGGTTTAGTTTGTTGTTTGACAAGTCCTGCACCTTTGGCAACTTTAACAAACTCTTCATCCATACCAGACCAATCCTGCTTATCTGCAACCGCCTTTGTTTTATCAAAGAACGAGTTCCAGACATCATCACTATCATTTTCTGTTGGCATAGCACGTTCGCTTTTCAGTTTGCCGATGAACGATTCGTCATCTACAATCTTTTTGCACAAATCTTCAACGGATTTGCACCCTTGCACCGCCTGCACATCTTTATAGGATTCGGGCAATACAAAATCATTGTTATCTTCCATTTCTTTTCCTTTATTTTACATTTCTTGTTTCGTCAATCAGTTGTGCCAAGTTTTCAGCACTTAATTCTCTTAAAAACAATTCACGCACCAATTCTCTTTGGGCTTGAATAACTAATCTGTCATCGTCTTTATACTTAAATACAGAATCCCAGTATTTAACATACCCAAGCATATTTTTAATCACTATACGACCATAATCTGTTGTAAATAGACTATTAACCGCATTATGATACTGTTGGCGTTTCTGTTCCAGTTTTTTCTGTTCTTCTGGGGTTAGTTTTTTAGGTTGTAGTTTTTCTAATATCTCTTTAAGAGATGTTGGGGTTGCTTTATCCATATTTTACACCATTGGTTGAACTAGGTTTTGAGCCTGTGCGTTATTACGATTGGCTTGACTTTGCAAATTGGCAATCTGGGCTTGTTGTGCCTGTGCCATTTGTATCTGTCTTGCCGCCTTTTTCTGTTCGTGTTCTGTCTTTGTAGGCAGAGCATTTTTCAGGACAGAATCTTTAACGATAGCCAATACAGAATCATACAAATCAATATCAGGTGCGATAGATTGGTCTATCTGTGCAGCCATCATAACTGTATTAAGGGTATTTACAAAATCTCTCTGTGCTGAACTATTCATAATGTTTGTGATAGAGTTGTTATACTTTACCATATACCATTTTTCACCGTTTCGTAATGCTTTCTTTACATATTCAGGTGCATTTTCAAAATCAAAGAACCCTAATCTACGAGTGCAGATACCGATAATTCTTTCATAGAATCCTGCTAACTGTGCCAAGTGGCGAGATAATACACCTGACAACACTTCTGATTGCAGAGCCAAACGATTTACAAACTCTGTTGCTGTCATAGCATTTGTTTGAACGATTGGCAAAATAATATCTAACTTAAACGCCTTTGCCAATTCATCACGCAAGAAAGTCAGCAATACATCGCATAACTTACTTGGGTCGCCAATATCTTGGATTGGAACGATTGGATTTGCGGCACTTGCAAAAGTAGAATCTAATGCCACAACCGCACCAGCATCTGTATCCAACTCTGTATCGTTTGCCAGCGCATTATCATAGACACCGATTGCTGGGTCTGCCATTTTAGACAGAGATTTATATGCCAGATAGATAATACCGTTAATTGCCGCTACTGTGTTAATAAAGTTAGACACATCAGAACGACCATAAACTTCGCCACGAATACGAGCATAACGAGATACTGCCAAAGGATTTTCAAAGAACTCATTTTCAGCAAATATCTGTTCGTCATCTTCAAAGAACCAAACCGCCTTAAACTTTGCTCTCGCTTTACCTAATTTAGCCTTTGGGTTGTAATCTGGGTTTTTATGAATTACACAATACATCATATGTTGTGTATCCCAATCGCCAGATTCATATTCACTACGGACATCTTGTGGCAACTTACCATACAAATCATCACTAAAATAATCTACGATAACTTGTGGATACCAGTTAAACGCCAAGATAGCATATTCAGGTTGAGAATTAGAACCATCTTGAATTGCCATAGAATCAACGCCAAATTCTTGAACTACAAATGGGCATTCGTCATCGTCTTGCTCTGTCACAAAGAAAGCAGCCGTGCCAAACGTATCCCAATCACGATAAAATACTGGTTTTACTTCCAAAAAGCCCGATTTGTTGTTATACAACGCATCAACTAACTTTTGAGATTGTTTCAAAAACCAGTCATAATCGTTTTGTGTTGGGTTATTTTTAGCCAAAGGAACGATTTCAAATGGATTCTGTGTTGGAAATACTAGGGATGCGTAATAATCACAAACTGTTTCAACTGCACGCTTGCAACTTGGGTCATAAGCATTGTGGTCTAATGTATCAGATTCAAGATAAGTTAATTGACCTAACTTACCATAGGATTCTGTGCGACCTAATACTGATGAAATCAACGACCACAGCCCTGTATATTTATCTCTTGTTGTTTCTAAATTCTGTTTTAGAGAACGGTAGAACTTTATATCCCTAGCCATTTTGGTTTGTCCTTTCTAACAATTTTCTTTTTCACACTATTAACATTATCAAAATATTGTCTTGATTTCAAGCCAAAACTTAACCCATAAACAGCCATCGCAACCGAATCGGAATAGTCAGGGGAACGACCTAAAATGCGTTTAATCTGCTCTTTCTTGGCTAATTGTATCTTTCCTGTTTTGTTTTCTTGGTTTATGATAATCTGCGCACGCATATCTTCAATACATCTAGAAATGGATTGTGGACTGCCTAACAAATGCAACCTGCCCTGTCTAGCATATTCTTCCAATTTACCATAAGCGGCAGACCTACGATTGAAATACACGCCTTGTTCGCCCGATGTGCCGTGGAACTCTATCAGGTTAGGATGCTTGCCACGAACCTGCAACACCGCCAAACCCTGTCCATCAGCATCCCACACTTCCCAATTTGGCTTAAAACTACCTAATTCTTGCATAACTCGACCAACAAGGGACTGTGTATCTAAATGCAAACCTTCGCCCACAAGCACGTAAATATGGTCGTCAGAACCCATAATTGCTTTACTAATAACAGAACAATCCCCACCACCGATAGCAACGTCAATACCCATAGATGAATTTATACGATCAAACGATTCGTTGCGTTCATCTCTCATAGATTCTAACTCTACCGGACTAAACATACGCACATACTCGTCATCATCGTCATACATAATTGTTGCACGCCACAGAGCAGGGTTTTCTTCTTTCAACGCATCCCAAGATTCACGTGCAATATCATCCAGATACGGATTTTCCCAGTAATCTATACGAATATACTCATACAAACCCTTTCTGCCATACGCTTGTGCAAAATCTAAAATATACTGCGGAAAGTGGTTAGAAGCCAAGATAATAATACCACCTTTACGCAAATAAGTGTTAAGAGTATCCATAGCGGCTTTCTCGCCCCAGTTTTCAACTTCGTCTATGAATATCAACTTACCACCCCTTTCGCCACCTTTCAAAGCGGTTTTACGACTTGGATGGAATCCTTGGTAGATAATATGCTGACCTGTGCCTAAAATATGTTCGTATTTGTTTATTTCACTAACATTATCGCCACCGACAGTAAGGTTTAACTCTGTAATAGAATCAGACAGTTTCTTTTCTACAATCAAACCTTCGATTGCTTCATCTGCATAACCCCACATAAGTAACTGATGGACACACTGCACACAACCATACGATTTGCCAGAGTTATGATGCAAAACGCCATTTGCGATATAAGTATGAAAATATGGCACAAATATATCGTAGTATTTACGTTTGCCTATTTTTTTTATTGACTTTACACGGGACACGGGGGTATTATCAGTGTTAGCAACAAAGGTGTCTGAAAATGAATTATCGTCAAAGGCGAAAGACTGTAATCCAAGAATACTTAAAAGATTTTCATCCTGATTTATCCAAATCAACATATCCTGAATTCGTTTTAGAAATTGACCGGTTATATCGGGAAGGTTATACGACGATAGAGATTGGGGATATGCTCGGAAAAACTCGTCTAACAATTCAGAAAGTTTTGCGTAGATACAACTATCCACGATTGCAGAACATTGTTCCCCGTGTTCGTGAAGAACAGCCGATGTGGAAGGGTGGTCGCCACGTTGATAAGCACGGACACATTTACGTAAAAGCCCCGAAAGGTCATCCATACGCAACAAAGCATCACGGTTGGATATTTGAGCATCGGTTAGTGATGGAACAATACCTAGGTAGGTATCTACTCCCAAATGAAGTGGTTCACCACCGTGATAACAATCCAGCCAATAACCATATAGATAACCTAGAATTGTTCCAATCAAACGGTGAGCATCTGGCAAAGACTCTTCGTGGCAAGTGTCCAAAATGGTCTGATTCTGGTCTGGAAAAATTGCGACTTCTTTGGACTGCAAGGAGGAAACACTAACAAAACCATCTGTTGATAAAGAATAATGATTGTCTGTTGCAAGAAAACTATTGCCGTTTTCTAAACATACTTCATACAAATCCTTTGGTTCATACTCAACAGACGGGCCAGCATAAGCCCAAATAAACCTTTTACCATCCCAAGATTTAATTAAACCACCCTTAAAATCTTTTATTTTAACTTTACCATTTATAGTTTCTAATAAACTATCGCCATCTATACAACCCCTACTACCTTCTGCAAGAATTAAACCAGAACCATTATCATAGCATTTGATAAGTGCTTTCTTTAATTTATCGTTCATTGTAGAGCAATATTCAACGAAGTTTATGATTCTAGGCATTTTTTTCTTGAGCATCATCAACAGCATAAGGAACTGTCCGTAAATCCTTTACTGTTACTATCTTTTCTGGTTCGTTACCACTGGACTTCATAACAAATTCAGCGGCTTTGGTCTGTCCACGCATCGCCTGTTTCATTTGTGCGATACACACAGATTCAAGATTGGTTCTTTCTGGGTGATCTGGGTCATACTCTGCAAGCAGGATACGCATCATCTCTTGCATAGTTTTTGCTTCTCTCTTTGCTTTATGTAATGCTTCTGCGCCCTTTCTGCATAATTCTATATGGTCAGGTCTTTCATTAAAGTTAGGTGCTTTACGCAGATTTGCTAAACTATTGGGGTTGCGTTCTGACATAATAATCCTTTCCTTTGTTCTATATTTTTATTATAACGCAGAAAAATTATAATTCAAGTGCCGATTTTCTATTAGAAATCAATTAGAAAAAAATAAAAATATTTTCATAAAAAATTAAAAAACCGCAGAAATCAGGGAAAAATAATTTTAATTTTCTACTTGACATTTGATATAAAAAGACCTATAATGTGTAATGTCAAGACAGGGGCATCTCCTACATTCTCTCTCGAACTCCCTGTCTTGATACTAAACGCAGAAAACAAAAAGGATATAAAATGGAAGTGGCTTATGATTCAAACTTACATAAATTTATTGTGGTATGGACACCAAACATTCATAGAAATCGTGAAAAATGGAACAAACCAGTAAATAATCACACTTATGATACTTGGGAAGATGCAAATAATTACATCGACAGAATTGAAAGTATGGGCTATTAAACAAACAAAGGAGCAAAAAATGACACCAGATACAATGAAAATTCAACAATTAAAAACACAAATTGCTATGTTGCGTATTGAAAACAATGAATCAAAAAAAGACAATAAATTATTAAAACAAGTCATTGTTATCTTAACAGCAGGGTTGATAGGTATAGTCGCTATCGCTATGACTTGTGATAAAAATTATAATCTTGGTAAAGCAGTGTTAGAAAATGGAATTTGTGTTGAACGCCCACTTGGATACGAGTGCGAAACACCAGATAACTTTGTGTTTATTGAAAAATAAGGATTAAAAATGACAGATTTAGCAATTTTATACTGGTATTGGTTAAATATACCTGCAAACGATAGATAAGGGCTTAAAATGATTAAAAGACCAAGTAAAAACATATCTTTGTATATAAATTATCCCACAGAAGAACGATTAAAACAACTTCGTGAAAGGGTTTCTGGATGGAATTTTATAGACAAGATGAAAGAAAAGCGGTTAGCGAAGATAGCAACTAGTAAGGAAATAGTTGATTATCTTATGGGCGATGCTGAAACGATTGCAACGGTTGATAGCAGACAAAAAGAGATTGACCGTAGAAAGAATAAACAAGACGACCCACGAACACCTGCTATGAAAAAATTAGCGGACTTGGTGGCAAGAGAACAACACAAACAACAAGATGCAGAATTAGTAAAAGCAGCAACAAAATATACTCTGCCAACATTTGTGCAAGATGTGTTAGATGGTGGTGCGTATCCTGAACAGTATGAGTGTTCGATAGAAGAACAGAAAATACTGTATAATCAAAGGTTTTTAGAGTTATTTCAACAATACAGAACAGCAAAATCACAAACAACAGCAGATATAGTTTTAAGTCAAATTGTTAGTTTAGTCAAGGAGTTAGACCAATGAACGAAATACCGGCATCAACCTTGCGTAAAACTTGGAACATCTATACAGCGATGTATCGTATAGAAAAGAAAGTTGTATCTACTGCGTGGGGGATTTTTGGGGGTAATTATGGTAAGTTATACCCAGAACATATACAAACAGTTTATAGATTGCTCTACAAAGAGTTTTCTAGTCGCCACCCTAGGTGCAAGTGGGCAAAAGAATTAAAAGTGCCTGCGGAGTTAAAAAACTGCTCTAAAATACGATATATTATGTTGCACGATACAAAGTATATCAAAGAACTAGACAAGATACTTGATGATATATTTTTTAAGTATTCTGTTGAAAATTAAACTTGAAAAGGAAAAACAGTTATGATATAATAACTAATACAAACAGATGGTAGCAGCATCAAACAGATTCGGGAAACCGAGATAAACCTAGAAATACTGCTACTGTTTCTAGGTTATTTTTTTAAGGAAAGGAAAGAAAATGGAAAGAAAACGAGAATTTTACCCTATGATAACAAACACTATGAGCAACGCATTACAGTTGGTTAATCCACTGGATATGTGGGATATAGTAGGTGTTATTTGCACATACCCTAACCATAAATTAAATAGCGATTTAGCAACAAACCCCATAATAGATATTATTTTAGGGGAATTAGACCGCCAATATGCACGCTGGCAAAGGGGGAACAAATGAACTGGACAAAAATTCCCACAAACCTGCTTATAGATAGAACCCCAGATAACGAGATGATAGCGATAGTTAAATATCAGTTGTTGTGGGCTGAATTAGAATACCAACCAACAGACGAAACAGCATTAAGATATATGACTAGCAAACAATTAGCATTAGTTAAACACTGGTTAAACACCATTAAAACACAAGTGGCGGCTGATATAAAATCTGCAAATACAAATAGAATTAAAAGAAAATTAAATTATACTAAAAACAAAGAGTTAAAAGAAATTGTAACCGATACACTACCCAATACAGTAACCGACACAGTAACCGATAGTGTATCACATAAAGATAAGATAAGATTAGATAAGATAAGATTAGATAAAGATATAGATAAAGATATAGAATATAATTTTAATATATTTTGGAATAATTATATACCAGTAAGAATAACAGATGGTCGTATTGTAAATAAAGGTTCAAGGAAAGACGCATTTGCAAAATATACTAGGATTATAAAATCGGGTGAAAAACCAGAAAACATATTGCAAGGATTAGTCGCATACCTAAAAAACTGTCAGCAAAACAACATTATGACCTGTGGTGCAACCGTTTTCTTAAATCAAGAACGGTGGAAAAACGAATATAACACCCCAACGATTATTGCGCAACCGCATCGGCAACCAACACAAAAAGAATTAAAAGATTTTGAATACGAGCAGAAAAAGGCGGCATTATTAGCCGAAATAGAAAAAAGGACAACAAAATGAATACAGATGCAACAAAATATGTTTTGATGTTGTTAGAAAAATTCGGTGCTTTGTGCCAATTACCAAAGCCAGAAATCGAGTATGCAACACTAACACAGGAATATTTAAGCAATAACAAATGGACTACACGAGATTTGAAACAATGTTTAGGTTGGTTATTTACAGACCAAGAATATCAAGACAATGTAGCAAAATTTAATAAATATCCACGAATAGTCGATTTTATGCGTGCAAAAAAAGCAATCGATGATAAGATTATAACATATTGTGTAGAAAACAAAGTTTCGCCAGAGCAAGCCCGAATCGAAACAAGTCAAGGGATTATAAACAATCTGGCGAGTCAATTATCGATAGGAAACGATGATATACCGTATTAAAGGGGGACACTATGAGATTTGAATTAAAAAAACTAAAACAACCGATAGATTTAGGTTTTATAGAAATAACAAAGAGTTATACAGAAACAAAAACAAAGGAGAAAAGAAAATGCAAATAGATTGGAAATGGTTTTTAATAGGGTTGGTTCTTGGTTTATTACTGGGTTGCCAGCCAACAACAGAATACCAGAATTATTACATCTGGGAACAAATAGGGGGTTAAAATGACAAAGAAACCAACTTTACAAAGTTTATCAAAACGGATTGATAAATTAGAACAGTCAATTCAAGGACTTGTTCAAAACTTAATTAAAGATGGCGGGTATATTCAAGATCTGCAAGACCAGATGAACGAAATGGAACAAAAGTTTAAAATAAACTGCTCGCAGGTTGTAAATAATGACGAAACTGGTTTAAAAAACGATATTTCAAACGCAGATTATGTCACAATAACCGCCGATGATGTCGTGGTTGGTGGTGAATCTGTGCGTGAATACAACGGCGAAAAAATTTTTAATTATTATCACTTGCCTGCATATTTCAAAGAAATTCGTGATACAATGCAAGAAAAAGGAATAAAATTGCTGGAAATCCATTGTTTGCAATCGTCAACAAACGGTGAATATGCAAAAACAGGCAATCCTGTGGCGGATAAAGACGGTTGTAATGCGTGGTGTTGTGTTGTATGGGAAGACAATCACGGAAACAAAACAACTGGACCTTGGGTCTTCAGCTACACGTTCAGTTCGGCCGCCGATTGTGCGTACAGCTGTGCGCTCGACTGCGCGCGCAGCGTCCGCGGCCTCTCCGCCTTTCGCGCGGCGGTGTTTGGGGACGCAGATTGATAAGCGGTATGCGTAAAGCGAAAAAACAAAGGACAAATAAAATGAAATTGTGGTGTTGTGGTTGTAATGATTATGTGGAAGCGGAATTATGTGGTGGCGACATCATATACCCGCACCGTCCAGACCTATATAAATTAAAGTTTTATCGGTGTCCGCATTGTAAAAACTATGTTGGCACGCATAAAAAATGGGGTATGGGAACGGACGGCAGAAAACATAATATTCGTGCGTTCGGTTGTATTCCAACGCCCGAACTTCAATTCGCACGTCACAAGATACACGAAATACTTGACCCATTGTGGCAGGGCAACAAGCGGTCTGGAACACGAAAAAGAATATACAAGCGTTTATCAGACGAGTTGGGTTATGAATACCACACAGGCAACACAAGAACAATAGACGAGTGCCGAACCGTATATCGTCTAATACTAAAAATAGCAAAAGGAGATAACAATGAGTGATACAGAGGTTCGTATGATGCGTTATACAATAGAACAATTATCAACAGAATTACGGGCAACAAGACAGTATGTGAGTGATATAGAATCAAAATTGGACCGCACACGCAAGGCATTGGAAATCGCTGTTGATGCGTTGAATAAGATAAATATGCGTTGTCAAAACACAGTTCGTAATCATCTAGAACGCGCTACTATTCGGGGCGAGTTATGCGATATAAGTTTTTACGCTAGAAAAGCCATTGACGATATAGATAATTTAGAACAAATAACAGCACTAGAACAAAAGGATTAAACGATGTTAGTGGAAAATAGTATAGTTGTGGCAAACTTTATAAAAGGATTGTTTGTTCCATTGGGTGTTTTAACCGTATGTGCAGTAATAATCGGGCTTATATTACTTATGTATGCTTATGCCGAAGAACGACCGAAAATATTATACTGGGAAATTCCAATAGGGATTTTCTTGTTTTTTGCAGTTTGGTTTTTTTCAACATTTACACTGAGATAACAGAACAAAAGGATGTAAAATGAACGACAGATTTAAGTTGTTAGACAAATACTATGAAACCGAAGTTGTCAAAAATTCAAAAAACGGCAATTGGAAAGGTGGAACTTATATTTGTGGTGGTTATGTTAAAGTTAAAGTAAAATCGCATCCTATGGCGGACAAAAGAAATTTGGGAGTGCATAAATAGATATGAACAAGCACTGGATATCGCAAATGCAGTTATTATAAATAACGCAAACGAAAAAATAGAATTAAACCAAAACCCGAAGGAAAGGAAAGATGATAACGCAGGTAAGCGAGCCAAAATGGGATAAATCACTCAGAGAGTGGGAAATTATCTACACCGTAAAAGATGCCACCATCGGCGAATATAAACAGCGTGTGTGGGCAGAAACTCTTGTTGCAGCAGAAAGAGTAATAAAGCTAATAAAGGAACATATACGATGAAACAACAAGTATTAGATTTTGATAAACCGATTTTGGAAATTTTGCGACCAATTCCACAAACCGAATCGAAAAAAATTAAAAATAAATTAAAAAACCGCAGAAATACGCCAATTTATTTTCTTGACTTCTAATTGAAAATATGTCAAAATGACTATGCAGAAACAACAAAAAGGATTAAAAATGCAAATTTATAACTTTCCACAACATTACATAGATTGGGAATCTGTTGGCGGCTATGAAAAATTTATGGCTGATTACAAAGATTGCCCAGATTATACACAACGCAGAATTTTAATTGAATCTTTACCGCTGCAAACTAACCCAGATTGGTTAAAAGCAAGACAAGGACATATTACTTGTTCTACTATGAAAGATTTTTTAGGTATGGATAGAACAGGCAAAAAACCCGGAACAGCATATAAAAAACTTGTAAAACGTTTAGTTGCCGAAAATTATGGCTGGTCGGAAGCAGAACAAACTTGGAACGAAAAATCTAGCGTTAAAAGGGGCTTACTGTTTGAACGCAGGGCGATTGAATTATTCAAACAAGAAACTGGCATTGAATTAAAAACTGATATCGGTTTTATCAGCACAGAAATTGACGGTTTGGCTCTTGGTTATAGTCCAGATGCTTATGTTGTTGATGAAAATCACAATTTCACTTGTTTAGCAGAAATTAAAAGTTTTGAACTACCAAGAATCTTGGAAGAATTAGAATTATTACATACACCTGATGTATGTGAACAAATGCAGGGCGGTATGTTTATCGCAAATTGTCCTAAAATCTATAAAATCTTATACTGTGCTGAATTAGATAAAATCTTTTATTTGAAATATACTCGTGGGCAAGATTTTGCACGCAGGTTAATTGAAAGAATACCTGTTGCTCTTGATTATAAAAAAGAACTAGAACATAATTTAACATACACAGATTTAACAGATAAAATTATGGAATAAGTTTTATGGTGTGGCAAAGAATCCTTCACTCATTTCTCTCCTAGCCACACCACCAAGAATAAGGCAATAACAATGCTACGGACAAAACAATTCGGTAGTTCTTTACATAACATATCAAAGAAAAGACAAGCAGAAATGGCATCTGGTGCGTGGAAACCTAAACCAAGGAAACCACTACGCCAGATGTCTAAAAAAACTCGTCTGCGTGTAAAAAACTATCGTCAGGCTACATTTGAACAATGGGGTTATAAGTGTTTTCTTTGTGGCAGGGTTGATAAAACAGGAAAAACCCTAGATTGCCACCACATATTCGGGCGTGCAAATGGCGATACTGATATTGTGCCTTTGTGTAATCGGCATACAGGTTGTAAAGCACATAATCACAATGCACACGATGCCAGATTTTACGAATTACAGAAACAAATACTAACCAAAATGAAAGGAGAAACAACAAATGGAACAACTAATCATTAAATATTTACAATCGCACAGAAACGGATTAACCGTAAAAGAGTGTCAAGAACGATTCGGCACAACCGAATTAAGAAAAGTAATCAGCAACTTAAAAGACAAAGGATATGTATTTACTACCGTCTGGGAGTGGGGTATAAATAGATATGGTATAGAAACAAAATATAAAAGATACTGGTTGATATCAATACCAAAAAACAAGTAAAATTAAAAAAAGGAGAAAAAGAAAATGACACCAAGAAAATATGAATACACACCCGAAGAAATAGACGATATTATGGGCTGTTGGGAATTAACCCAAGCAACATCAGCAAGATTAAACACTAATTTCAAGTGTCCTTGTTGCACTGTCACTAGAATTTTGAAAGCAAAAGACAAGAAAAATCCAAACGATTGGAAACATACAGGTTGTGTCTGCACTTATAAATACCTTGATGTGACAGGTGGGTTGATTAGAAATCCATTTTAATCTATACTAGAAAGGAAAGGGGAATAAGATGAAAGAGAATTATGAAAAAGCATTATCTGTTGTGCTTGAATTTGAAGGTGGGTATGTTGATGACCCTGATGATTTAGGCGGTATTACTTGCTTTGGGATTACCCGTAAAAACCACCCAAATTTAGAGATGTGGGAAGTAATAGACCACTTAAAAAAGATTGGAATACACCCAAAATATATTGCAGGCAGAGCCAAAGAATACACACAAGTTATAAACTCTATCGGGGAAGTATATAAAAAACAATACTGGGATGCGTGTAAATGTGATAAATTACCATCAGGAATAGATATTTATGTGTTTGACGGTGCTGTAAATCACGGTGTAAAACAATCTAGTAAATTCTTACAGAAAGCAGTTAAAGCAACCCCAGACGGTGTGATAGGGAATCAAACCCTATCAGCCGTCAAGAAAGAAAACCCTGCGACAGTGAAAAGTAAAATTTTATCTCTACGCAGGGCTTTTTATGATGACCTGATTAAACGCCACCCAGAACAAGAAAAGTTCCGCAAAGGGTGGTATAACAGGTTAGATAAACTCGCTAAAATATAAAAGGGGATAAAATGTATTCAACAGCCAAAATCTTTTGTTGTTATCATCCAGACTTTAAGATAGACGAAGAATCAGAAAAAGGTTATTTGATACTGAATACAGGAAAGTGGGTAGTAGAGTGGGATGAACTTGATAAAAGAGATACAATGAAAATCTTTTTCAAAACATTATTCAGGCACACTCATAAAAGAAAAGAATTTTTAACACCAGAAGAAGCAGAAGAGTTTATGAATTTATTACACAGGCAACAAAAAGTATTTGACTAAAAAATGTATATATATTAGAATACTTATGTTTTCTGCGACTTATGATTTTGGTTCTCCTTATTCATAAGTTTAAGTAGCGGCTTAATCCTTTGTCGCTACTTTTTATTTTGCTATTTTTTTAAGAATAAATACCGCAACAACAATAAACAAACCCCAGAAAGCCGTTTGCCATTTTATTTTATCAGATTGTATTCTTGCTTGTTCTAATTCACAAGTGCTTAATTGAGAGTTAATACTGGAACGCAACGCATCCATATCTTTATCTATTTTCGCTTGTGGACACTCTTTTTTAATTGCCTGTTCAACTGCATCCACTTGATTTAATGCTACTTCTGTGGCTGATTGTGATGCTGTTTTAGCGCATCCTGCTAACAATAAAATTATAATAAAATATCTCATTATCTAACTTTCTGTTGAAATCTAGTTGCGTTTATACAATCATTTTCAAGAATTATCTTTAATACTTTTTCGTTTTCAGCAGTTCGGGTCACTATACCGGGGGTTTTAGGTTCAGCCATAAACCACATATCATTACCTGTCATAACCTGATAAATATCATACTGATAGTAGTTTTGGATTGCCCAAGTTTTCAAGTAATATTTTAATACTTTGTTTGACATCGGCTAGCCCTTTTGTTTTCCGTGTATTCGCAGTTCATTTAATTGTTTCCAAATAATATATTCTTCTGGTGTCAAAGCGCCCTTTTCCGCATTGCACTTTCCACAACTTAATACAAGATTATCTGGTTCGGTTTTCCCACCACGACTAGAAGGCACGATATGGTCACGAGTTGCTTCTGATAACGGGAAAATTTTAAGACAATAAGGGCAGGTGAAACTTACACTTGCCCCATATAACTTTTTCCACTTTTTCTTTTTCATTATTTCTTTTTCTTTTCTAATGCTTTTGCGATTGTTTCAGCATCTTGTTTTGTGAATACAACAGAAAACACATCTGCCCACTTTACGATTTTAGCCAAAATATTATCGTCTTTCTGGGTTGGTGTCAATTTGACGATTGCTGTGCAGAAAGCAACTAACATACCCCAAATTGCGAAGATTGTTTCCCAATGTTCAACTAACCAATTCATTTTTCTTCCTTTTGTTTTAATAACATATCTATTTTAGTGTTCAACTCAACAAGCAAATCGTGGTCTTTATCGAATCGTTCAATCTTGCGTTCCATATTTGCCACCTTGGTTTTAATAACACCGTAAGAAACAGATATAGAAATAATTGCCGTTAAAATTTCAGACCAATATGCTTCCATTTTCTTTCTTGTCATCCCTTCTACCTTTTATTCTATCATAAATACTTTTTTAAAATCAATACCTTTTCTATTTGTATTTCCATTGATAGCCACCTGCAGTTTTGTGTTTTCCTTTGCAACAATTACAAATTCCGCTTCGTGCGACACCTGTTTTTTCGTATGCTTCTTTTGCGGTTTGGTATTCGTTCAAAATTCTACCATTTAATGCAAGTTGAACTACCGGTTTTAATTTCCTTTCACCGTGATAATACGCATATATTAAATTATATGTATGGTCGCATTCTTCCAGATTTTCTAATCTGTTGTCTTGTTTGTTACTGTTTTTATGATTGATAATCTTACCTTTCCCCGAAAATCCAATAAACGTTTCATAAACCAGACGATGAATGTACTTTTTTTTACCTCGTCCCAAATGAACAAACAAATAATTATTTACTACGTTTTTGCTTGGGGATAATTTTCTAAACCTACCATCCCTCATTCGTGAATACACATCGCCTGTATCTGTAATGTAATAGTCAGGAAAATCTTTAATTTGAAATGCTTTGCTCATATTATACTCCTATAATATACTCATAAATTTTATGTGGCAACATAATGAGTTGTTATGCTTTCGGTAGCGAACCTAGCCACACAAACATATTACGAGTTTTTTATTCTGTTGTCTAGTATTTTCTTTCGTCTGCATCGCCTTTGATTGAATCATAGTAGCACGCTTTGGCTAAACTTTTATCCATTTTGGCAATATCCTTCATAACATCTGCCGCAAATTCCATTTGACTCTGTGTCAAATTTCCAGCATCTATCATTTTCTGGACTTTTTCCATTAAAACCATACCATGCCGATACAGATTCTCACGCAATGCCATTTTATCTTCATGTGCAATCATTGTTAATCTCCATTTGTTGTGGTAGTTTCGGTAACAGATGTATTTGCTATTGCAGAAGCGATAGCCGCTTCGTCATCGCACACATTTAACAATGTTATATGCGAGTTGCTCGCAACAGTAATGTATCTGCCCCTATAAAGAGTTCTTGTTCTTAATCTATCTGTTTTGATTGGATAACCCCATCTGTCAACAACAGGAATGTTTGTGCCGTTCACTGTAACTGTGTATGGAACAGGTGTTCCTGTAACAACTGTGTTTGGACAGATAGTTAAGACTAAACAGAATTTATCAAAATTACCAACATTATTTGGATTCGTAACCGTCATCAACCCAGCAGTACTTAACGCTGTTGTTTTGTGTAGGTTATTGCAGCAATTACAATTCATTTCAAATCTCCTTAAAGTTCAGGGTGGGCGAACCCACCCGATAAATTAGAATCCGCAACCGCAAGAATTGCAATTACAGAACGGGGACATACCCGATGTGTATGTTGTAGCCGTTGGATAACGGACAACCCCTGCTACTGCATTGTTCAATTCTAATTGGTTGATACGACCTTGTAATGCTTCAATCTTATTTTGTGCCAAAGCATCCAAGATTTTCTGTGTTTGACCGATTGTGACGGCGTTGATGTCATTTGTGTTTTTCAACGCAT